TAATGTCATCTCCATCTTCAAGTATAATACTTTCGATATTATTTTCTACTTTAAGAGTATGATATTGAAAAATATCAGTAAACACAATAGAACCTATCTGTGATAATACTGCACCACTAGATGTATCAGAACCATCCTCTAATAATATAGCGTCATTCTGACTGCTAAATGATTGTCCTATCGATGTACTAGAACCAGCCAAATTAACAACTGTTGCAGATAAATTTGAAGGTATTGCATCAATAGATAAAACACCTCTAGCAAATCCTGGCCCTACATCAAATGATACACCTGTGTTATCAAATGTAGTAGTGGTACTATCAAATGTTGTTGCAGCTGCTTCCTCATGTGTTTGAGTTTCTAAATCTACTCTTCCACTTCTAGTTAAGAAAGGAAATTTATTTAATATTTGTAAAGCATTATTGTTTGGAAAATTGGGTGCAACTAATCCTAACTTAACCTTAGTACTATTAGATAGTGTTAAATCTCTCTTGTTTGCCTTAAATCCAATATTATTATCTGTAAATATATCATCGACACCTAAACTATTTACTTTAGAAGGTTGCGAATTTATACTAGTACCATCATCAGCAGTTCCTAGTCTACGACTAACTAATATACGATCAAATACTCTAGTGAATAGAGATGCAAGTTCTGGAGTAAAGGTTTCATCTCCTGTATATCCAGGCGCATCTTTTCCTGTAATAACATTGATACCAGCTGCCACTGTCGATGCTATAGTAACCTTACCAAATACATTGAATCCAGATGGATGAACAGCTTTTCTTAGTTCATTAATATATTGAGATAATCCAGCACCTACCTGTACTTCATATGAAAATTGTTGATAGTATCTTGAATCTTGTATTCTTACTTTAGCTTCACCTAGAGTACTTAACTTATCTATTGGATATGCTCCTAATTTATTTGAAAACATACCTAATACACCTTTAGCACTTGCTGGATTAATATTAATTATTTCAGCAATTGCACCGTTACTAGTTGTTATAGTTCCAGTTTGTCCTTTATGATAACAGTTATCTAACATGATAGAACCACCATCTTCTAAAAGAAGATCACTACCAGTTTCCATAGTTATACTTGAATTAGGAGATACGGTTGGTTGAATACTTACGATTTGTCTAACAGGATCAAAGTTTTTAATTGTACCTTCACCACCAATGGTTATCGTATTATTAGCAATAATTGATCCTGTGATATTTTTTACAATAGCATGAACTCTTGGAAAAATTTGTTTACCAGTAGAATCATTTGCTATCCCTGTTGATAAACTAATACCAATATCTTTAATAGAACCAATATTATTTGTATTTGCAATTATTTTAGTACCAGAACCACCAGTAGAGGTAACACTAACTGATGGAATACCAGAATAACCAGCACCACCATTTATAAAATGAATTTTTCTAATACCTTTATGATCTGAATCACCATTCGTAGTATCTGGTTCTAAAACAATACCATCTTTATAAGTGGTAGGAACTTGAGGCATACTAATAGTATCTAATTCATTTTCATAAATTAAACTATCAGCACTAGAGCCTACACCTTCACTATTCTCTAATATAATTCTATTATATGGAGAAGATGAATCAAAACCAGTTGTTCCTGTTTCTAAAGATATATCAGTTCTTTCTATGATAACATCTTCACCAGATTCAACTAATAGTTGTCCACCATCAGTGCCAGAATTAGAAGCTGTTCCATCCTCTAGTCTTAACATACCACTAACAACACTAACCTTTGCAACAGCATCAGCAGTATTAGGCTGTCCACTAGAATTAAATACTAAGTTATCACCTTCAGCATAACCAGTACCAGCATTATCAATAACAACATCACTTACAGAACCTACTCCAACAGATGAAACTGTAAACCCATTAAATGCATTTGCAAAAAGATCATCACTACTTACTGAATCATTATTACCATATAGTATACCACCATCTTCTATATTCACATCTACTACTCTGTTTGCAAGAGTAAATTTATAAATGTAGTCATTAGTCTTAGAAACAACTCTTACTTGTTCTCCAATTACAAAAGTGCCATTAATAGTATTTGGATCAATTTCATATTCCCAAAAATTTTCATCAACATTATTTGTATTGAATTTTTTAAGTTCACCAGAAACTAAAACAACAGTAGAACCAGATGTAATACCAGTAGCAGTTTGTCCTACAAATTCATTAATGTCTCTATCTGCTGGAAATCCACCATTAGTAGTTCTTAGTGTTTGTGGAGTATTCCAATCTCCGCCAGAAATTCTCATCATAAACTTTTCTGGATAAACTATACTTGCTTCTTCGTCTAACAATAGTCTAAGAAAAAACTTATGTCCTTCTGAAGTTCCCTTTGCAGTATATAACTCACGAATTATTTTTATAAGTTTTCTTTTTGATAGTCCAGTTGCAACAGATGAAGGAATAATACTCATAAACATTTTTCTAAAGTTATCTAATAATGCATCTAGTGTATTATCTGGTGATGAGTATTCTAACAATTGTTGAATATTTTGAACAGGATTAGGAGTATAACTTATAATTGTAGCTTGGGATTGAGTTATACTACCAATTATAGTTTCTCCCTCAATAAATTTCTGATTAGCAGAAATAAAAATTCTTCCATTAGAAGTATCTTCTACATGACAAATTGCTGTTGCTTTAGATGTTTGTCCAGTAACAGTTTCGCCATTTACAAATTTTCCAGTAGAACCAACACCACTTTCTAAAATAATTTTTTCACCTCTGTCTTCGTCTTGACTTAAAGTACGTTTTTCCATCAAGATATAATTAACAGAATTTTCTTCTCCTATTAAACTATCAAGATTTAATGATAATTTAAGTTCAGCAGATTCTAAAAATTTATAGTATGATTTTACAAATTGTACAAAAAGACCATGTTCCGCTTGAATGAAATCAGGCACTTGTCCTTCTATTAGAGGAGATATTTTTTTATCAAGTATTGGGCTGTTATCTAACATTTTTTAATACGCCGATGTGGTTGCATAGGATGATGTAGTTGTTGCAGCTGCTGTTCCACTTGTACTAGTAGAAGAAATAGAAAGACTATCAACAACACCACTTACTGTAGTATTTACAAAATCAAGTTCTAGAACTTGATTTCTAACTGGGATAATATCTTTTGAATCTGGTATAGCAGTAAATCTAATCGCATTAGAAACTACTCCGTCTACATTTTCCACACTATTAATTTTTACAGCATTTATTTTTATGTGCCCTGTATTGTAATCTACAGTTCCAGCATTAGAATCTACATAATTTCTTTCACCACCAACAAAGAAATACCTACGTAGTTTACCATTACCATCCTCATCAAAGAATTGTACATTAGCGGCATCTCCATTGGCTTTAAATCCTGTAGAAGCAATTACTCCACCACCAGACATATTATGCCCACTATGAGGATTGTAAATTTTATTTCTAAAGTAAACATTATAATTAATATTTGTATTTAAAGATGGTGCTAATTTTTTAGCCATAGTTATATTAGTTATATTACTTGTTATAGCACCATTAGTATTATCAATTTTTCCGACAATTTCAGAATGTCTAAATGGAGAATTAAATTCTGTAAGGACATTATTATTATGTATTTGTAGTGTTGATGTAATATCAGCAGCTACACTAGCAATAGTTTTTGTAGTTTTAGATGTATCCATTTTAAATTTAGTATCCAGTATTAAAAATAGGGTTTCTGGATCAACTACCACTGGAGTTATGGAAGCAACCTTATATCTACCCAATTCATTTTCTAAATTTTTCTTTTCTGTATCATTTAAATTAGTTCCAGTTGTAGACTTAATAGAAATGTAAACCTTTCCATACTCTGGTGTATCAACTACACCAAGAGAAGTATCAAATGAACCTGTCTCTCCGCCCCAAACTGAAACACTTTTTGTATTTGCAAATAACTTTTTTACATAAACTTCGTAATCACTCGTAGTAACACAACGTCCTTGAGCTGCGTAATCAAGAGGAGCATTTTGTTTTATAGATTCTAATGTTTCTGCTTTAGAACCACCAGCTGCTTGTTGAACTCTTATAACATCTACATCACTTACTGTAGCAATTGATCCAGAGTTTTTCCATTTTAAAGCACCATTAGCTTTTTCTTCATTAGTAACAACATATTCTAAGATAACTATATTATTATCAACAACTTTTTTTCCAATAATTCCATCACCAAAATAAATTTCAAATTTTTTACCAAAAGTTTCTTGTATAAAATAAACATTACTATCAAATTTAACTTGTGTTATGTCAGTTGCTTTAGTAAAGGTTGTAGTAGAAGTATCCGTAGAAGAATTTTGTACCTTAACAGTTAAAGTTGTAGTATCTACCTTATCACTTGGAATAGTAAATTTCTGTGTTAAATCAGAACTATCGACTGTGTATCTACTAGTAACATATGTTCCTTCATAAATTTCTGTATTATCAAATTGAATATAATCTCCTGTACGTGAAGCGGATAAAGCTTCAATAGTTACAAATTGATAACTAACACCATCTACTGTTGCAGTGAATACAGTTCCAACAGGCATAGTTGCAGAGGTTAATGAAGTTGTATTTAATCTTATATCGACTACCGCCTTTGGAGCTCTACTAGAACTTACTTCATATCCTAGTGTCTTTGCATGAGATACAATACTTGATCTAATTGAAGCACTATCAATAAACATTTCATTTGCAACCATATTAGCATTCATTGCTAAATAGTGTGTGTTATACGCAAGGGTATCCATGAGGATATTCATACCTGACCCTTCAAAGTCGTAGTCAGTAAATTCATCTTGTGCTTGTAAGAATGTTTTTAAGTTTGTTTTGATTGTATCGAAATCTAGTTCCGTTACTCTAAGTCTATTTGGGTTAGTTGCCATTATCGTAATCTCTCTAATAATACTGTTAGTTCAGCTAATTCAGTAGGAGCATTTAACACATAAAATTCTATAGTCACTTCATAGGCATTGCGATCCAAATCTGGTATGGCTTTAACACCAACCAATTTAACTCTTGGTT